CCAGTCATCCCACCAAATTCATTAATCTCATCCATCTGAGACTTATTTGGTTTCTCTGGATCTTTTACGACCGCAGTTCCATCCTGATTAGCAGCAACTGCAGCAAGTCCAAGAGCACCGACACCAACAGCAGCTGCTGCAAGAGGATGTGCTTTAGCAAATCTAAGAAGACCTGGAATTGCCTTCTTTGCCATAAACATAGACAGTTTTACTACACCTGCAAGCACAGATCTAATCAATCCACCCAAAGGAGTTGCGAACAGAACAAATGCCGACAGTAATACTGGCCACCAATCTTTTAAAAATCTTCCTAATGCTTCTATTTTATCTTGATTCTCCTTATTTCCCAACCATTCAACTAGTTTGAATAAAACTCTACCAAGAATGACTGTTCCAAGGAACTTAAATAACCTATCTAATAAATCAAATGTAGGAGCAGCAAGTTTCCTTGCCTGCTTCAACATAAACTTTCCAGCACCCTCTAGAGCATTCTCTCTCTTTTTTCTACGCTCTCTTTGCTTATTAAGTCTATCAAGTTCTGCCTGCTTCTTTATTGCCTCAAATTGACCGTTGAGTGCTTTAAAGATCTTCTCAACAGACTTTCTTATCGCAGCAACATTCTCCTCAAGAGATGCTTTACGCTTCCTCTTCTTCTTACCATCTTCACCAGGAGGAAGAAGAAGTTGTGGTTGCTCTGGAGCACCTTGTAATTTCTTTGTATTGAAAAAACTATCTCTTGATACTGATGTTGTCTTTAACTTAAATTTATTATCAGGAGTTGCTTGCCTCTTATCACCAACTTCACCTCTTCTAAAGTTGACGATCTTTGCCTTATCTTCAGGAGGTGCAGATCTACCCTGTTTTTTCTGCCATTCACCCAAAGCAGTATGGAATTCACTGTAAGTAGTGTATCCCTCAGCAAATATTTCAGCAAGAAACTCTTCTCCCAAAATCGCCCTAATATCTTCAGGAAGATCAAACTCTTCCAATTCATCTGGTCTCTTTCCAGGATCTGGATTAGAATTCCTTACTCTTTCATATACCTCTCTCTTTGAGATACCGCGTCTTTTTACCAGTGCTCCACCCTTTGGCGGTTTGATACGACTCATCTCCGCAATCATTGGAGGGTCGTCAATATCACCAGCATATGGATTATCTGGGTCTACATAAGAATCCTCTACAGGCGGCACTGGCACCGTTGTCTCTTTTGGTTTCTTAGGTAGACTTGGTTTTTTTGGTTTATCTACAACATAATAATTCCACAAGAACAGGACATACTGCTCTTGCTTCTCATAATCTCTCTTGTTCTTCTCTGTTCCTGTATCTACTGCTGCTAAAGGGAAGTCCTTTGTATGCTTCTTAAAATTCCTTGCAAATATTGAATATACTCTATCAGGATCTACACCAAACTCACGAGCGAGAAGATTTCTGTTATAAGAAATACGGCTACCAGCATAAGTACTCCACTTAAGCTCATTTTGCTTAATGGTGGAGTATGGTATAAATTCGCGTATAAATGCTGGTGTTCTCGCCATTAGTTACTATTATTTGCTTGTTGCGCTTTGAGTTTCTCCTCTTCCAAATGAGCCTTCAACAATGCAACATAAACTTCCCGCTCCCATGGAATTAGATTCTCTACCTCAGTTAATGAGTATTTATGGTACTGGAGCAAGGCGAAGTTTAACTTATAGTAGTTCTCCAAATCCATATGGGAGAGGGCTATGCGAAAAAACTCGACAGACCTTCTAATACAACAGTGCTTGTTACGTTGGTATTTGGATTGGTAACTTCAATCTCATGAGACAATTTAGGCATGGTCTCAAAGAACTTCTCAATCAACTTAAATTGACTAGAGTTCATCTGATCCAAGAAGGCAATCACTTCCTTTTTAGGGACAGAATCAAGATCCCAAGTTTCTTCTTCAGTGAGGATTTGACTGATGCAAGTTGCAATCAAATCGAATGATTGCTCAACATTATTCTCACCAGAGAAGTCAAAATTACTTTTAATAAATTGCTCAAGAGAAGGATACTTCATCTCCATAGCAATAGTGCTATCAACCTTGATCAACCTATCGTGACCTTCGGACTTCTTGACCTTAATATCATCAATATTAATAGTCACTGGGACATAAGTCTCTTCATCATCAGGACAAAGAACATTTACCTCAATCTCTTCACCGACAGACTTGCCACGGATATTCAAAAAGAGGTATTCAATGTCAAAAGTAGGAAGATTCTCAACCTTCACACCTTTTGTCATAATGCAGTTTTTAATTACAGTCTTAATTGCTGTAGTAATCTGCTTTGGATCTTCACTCTCCAAGGCAAGAACAAGAAGTTTTTCCTCTCTTACCAAGAATGGTCTATACTGCAACTCTTCTCCCGTTGAAGGAAGAACAAGATCATAAGTTGGAGCTGATATAGTAGGTAATGGCATAAACTTATCAATTCATGTGTTTATTTATAGGGTTGTTAGGCAAGTCCTGTTCTCCGTGCCTTGAAGCTTGATCCTAACCACTGACTGCTTCTTCTATTTGTAATATCTGACGATTGTGCTATGGCACTTTCAGCAACAGATGCAATATCACCATTTAGATCCACATTTCCAGGTGCATTTGGATTGGGACCCTGCTTTTTAGTAAATCTAGAATCAACTTTAGTAGTTAATGATGAGATAAAGTATCTAGTATAAGTAAAAGATACTGTAGTTTTTAAAACATTAGATCCATCATAACTCACTGGAATAGAACTAATGGATTTGGGGAATGCTTGAACAAACTCATATACCAAAATATTTTGTGATGTATCCTTACCAAATCCAAGATCTTTTTCAAACTTAACAATAGTCAAGTCTGACTGGTATTCTTCTGGATATCTAAGAGCGGTCTGCTGATAGTATTTCGCCTTTCTTGCTTCATCATTCTTTTGATCATCACCAATAATATACGCCATCCACTCTTCAAAGAATTTTATCTGTTGATAACTTCTTTGTGGATTTTGAGTTTCTTCAACTTGTCCTATTTGAAGTGGAGGGGTATCCATAGTCACCATAAAAGTAAAATCTATGGTTTCATCATACAGTCTAGAATATGCGTGCCTCTCAACGACTCCACGATAATCCCTATTAGTTTCTATTGTCCCCAAACTTGATCCAGGTAGAGATGCCTCAACACAAGTCAACTCCAATAACTGCTGATCAAAACCAGAAAATTTCCATCCAGGAGGTTCTTTAACGAGAACACCATATACTGATGACAAAGAAGGGCGCATTATCTTCGCCCTAAGATCTGATATTTTTACTCCAGGATGTACAGGAGCACCAGCTACGCTATTAACAGTATCCCCTAAATATCCACCTGGTATTGAATTTCTTGATGAACGTGCCATCTAAATAAGTCTATGGATCCGTATATTATATGTAGCCAAGTTTATGAGCGAAAGTATTAAAAGTAGATATCGCCCATCATTCCCCAAAAAATATAAGGGTAACCCAAACAACATTATTTGTAGAAGTAGTTGGGAACGTAGATTTTGTGCCTGGTGTGACCTAAATGAGAATATCCTAGAGTGGGCAAGTGAAGAATTTTGTATTCCATATGTATCACCGATTGACGGTAGAGTTCATCGATACTTCCCAGACTTCCTTATAAAAGTCAAAGAAAAGAACGGATCGACAAAAACATATGTAGTTGAGGTAAAACCCAAAAAACAAACTAAACCACCAGAGAGAAAGTCAAAAAAAGTAACTAAATCATTCATCTATGAAGCAAAGACTTTTGAAGTGAACAAAGCTAAGTGGAGAGCAGCAACAGAATGGTGTAAAGATAGACGACTTGAATTTAAAATTATAACCGAAGACGAACTAGGAATCAAGTAATGTCTAAACCCACTCTCTTTGAAGACCTAAGACAAGAAGTTGATGTAGAACCTGGTAGATCTCCATTCTTTTATAGAAAGGCATTCAGGAGACTATCAAAAAGATATGCAGCAGATCCACAACGTCTTATCAGAGATGAGATGAGAGATCGCACCAGTGATAATCCAGATGACAATATGATCAGAAGATTCCCAAAACAGGGACATCTTTTTATGTTTGAATATTCGTCAGAAAAAGATAATGTATCAGTGTTTGATCCATTCCCACTAGTATTTGTAATTAAGGTTGAGGGATCTTCTTTTTTAGGATGCAATCTCCACTACATTCATCCATTAAAAAGAAGAATAGTCGTTGAAAATTTACGACGCAACAAATTGACATTACCCTACAACTCAGTATCTAAATATAATATAAGTCAAATTAAAGGTCTGTTGCTAGACGTTGCTAGATCTGAGTGGACATCCGCTTCTAATTTACCAATAGAAGACTTCGTTAGTATTAAGGACGGCAAATCTCGCTCTATTAATATCACAGACGTTTGGAAGAATAATAACCGATCCTTTAGGAAGATGCTCCGTGGAGCACTCATATATAAAGGATATGGAACAAACGATGAAGATTTTAAAGGTTAACTAACATGCCACAACCAGCAGACGTAACAGCAAAGGGGTCAATATTCAGTAAACCGCTGGCGGATGGTAGTGGTGCGAATCAAGTATATGTATCACCTAATCATAGTTTAACCGCAAGAAGGGGTACTAGTGTACGAGGTGGAACTGATAGAGTTAACTATGCTGTTGTAGTTGATCCAAAGACAAAACAACAAACGGTTTACCAGAGAGAATTCACCGCACTTGGGCAACCAAAACCATTAGATCCAGATAAAGTAATAGCAACAAAAGGACCTGATGGTAAATTTGTTCCTAGTGAATATGCCACTAATAATTTACCTTCAAAGATAGTCAATAGAATTAATGAAAGTGAAACTACACAAGCAACACTAAACAACGTTGTAGACTATACAGTAAAGAGTAGTCTACAGCAAACATCTGCTGATGGTAAAGCTTCACCAGTAGAAGTTGCAGATGCAAAAGGTGAGGGTATAGAAGATAATGGTCCAGAAAATGGTAACACTGATCAAACTGGTGGTAATAGTGCAGAAGAAACTGTTGGTGATGGATCATTAAATGCAACCCAGTTGTCCACAGTAGCATCAGACAACCAAGATAAAGTTGGCGGTGCAAAAGACGATTTAGTTTATCCAGAGAATGCAAAAGGGAATGAATCTGATTATGTCAAATTCACTGCTCTAAAGTATGTCCCAGGTACACTGAGTACTTCTGCTGGATCTTTTGGTTCATCATATAATAAAGGTACTCCACTTGGACAAAGTGTACAACTTCCAATTCAAGGCGGTATTCAAGACTCTAATGCAGTTGGATGGAATGAAGATAATCTGAGTGCGATACAAGCTGCTGGTGCAGAAGTAGCAAGCACTGCAATAGGTAGCGGAATCGGTGCTGGTGTAGATACATTCCTCAAACAGATAAAAACTTTATCTAATGAAAGTAGTGAGGTAGGAAAAGCTATCCAAGTTGGACTTGCTGGTCAAGCAGTTGGTTCTAACATCATTGGAAGAACTGAGAGAGCAATCTTTAACCCAAACACAGAACTTCTGTTCCAAGGTCCTCAGTTAAGAGCATTCTCATTTAACTTCAAGATGACCCCAAGAGGTCCAAAAGAAGCAGAATCTGTAAAGGCTATCATCAAGTTCTTCAAATTCCATATGGCACCAAAAACTAGTGATGCCAATCTGTTCTTAAAAGCACCAAATATTTTTAGAATTGAATACTTCAATAAAGGTCAAAAACATAGTGGTATAAATCTTATTAAGGACTGTGCTTTACAGTCATGTACTGTAAATTATACGCCTGACGGAACGTATATGTCTTATGACGACGGTGCAATGTTCTCATATGATTTGCAACTGCAATTCATGGAACTTATTCCCGTATACGCCAAAGATTACAACGAGGGCGACGGCGCAAATCACCCAATCGGATACTGATAAATGGCAAATTACTTCACTCACGTTCCAAGTATTGCATATATCTCAAGAGATCTTGAGAATAATTCTTTGAATGACTACACAGTCACAAAGAACCTGTTCAAGCGTGCAAGAATAAGAGACGATATCTTCCAAAATGTAAGTTACTTTAACAAGTACACTATTGTAGGTGATGAGAGACCTGATCAGGTTGCAAATAAGGTGTATGGAGATTCATCATTAGATTGGGTGGTTCTACTATCAAATAATGTCCATAATGTATATGAAGAATGGCCAAAGACACAATATGCCTTTGATAAACACCTTATAGAAAAATATGGAGACTATGATACCTTATATAATGGTGTTCATCACTATGAGACTTTAGAATCCAAATCAAGAAATGGATTTGTAATTGTTGAAGGGGGAGTAGAAGTTAATGAGGGTTTTTTCAATGCTCCAGAATATGAGATTGAATTAGATCCTAATGTAATCCTTCCATCTGAAGTTCCAGGCATCTTTGCTGAAGCAACAGGAACATATGATCCAGTTTTAGGTGTAGTAAAAACTGTAACTATAACAAATCCAGGAACTGGATATACCGATATTGGTGAGGTATCATTTGCCCCACCACCAAACCCAAGACTTGCAACCCTAAGCGTTGCTCTGAATGTTCCACCAGATGAAAGAGAAGTTGGATCAATAACAGTTATTGATGCTGGAACTGGATATACATATCAACCACTACTGGAGTTCAGTGATCCCCCACCAACAATAACAGCAGTTCTTGAAGCAACTATTGGTGCTGGTGGAACGATTCAAAGTGTTGGTATTACATCTGCTGGTGACGGATACACATTTACACCTACAGTAACATTCCCACCCCCACCCAACGTCATTGAGAGCGCAGTATTTGTCAATAATGGTAGTGTCACTGTTGATGGTGGTTTTGAAGGTTGGTACTTACAACCAGCAGGTTCGTACTATTACACTGCACATGGTGCAAATTCTTACACTCAAGGAACCATTGAACAATATGAGATGAGTAGTGGTTTTGATCCAAACACTGCATCTCAAGTAAATGTACTTACCTTAAATACTGGTGGTCTTAACTTTACATATGCTACTGGTGTTGAGTTTAAACCAGATGGTACAAGAATGTATGTTACTGGTTTGACTAACTCAGGTAATAAAGTTGCACAATACGATCTGAGTACTCCATGGGACATCCTTACAGCAACATTAGCAGGTAATGTTAGTTTCCCTGCTCTGGCAGGAATTAGATTCCAAGATAATGGCAATCATATGTTTGTTCTTGATACTCAAGATCCAGACACCATCAAAAAGTATGAATGCACTGTTCCTTGGGATATAACTTCTATCTTCCCACTCCCAGTACAGACAACAAATATATCTGTTATCTGCCAACCAACTGAGTCATCTATTCGTGGATTCTCATTTAAAGATGATGGAACTAGATTATATGTTAGTGGTACAGATAATAACTCAACATTTGTGATTACCTTGACTACTGCTTGGGATCTCAGTTCATTGACGCTTCTTGGTGCTCTCAATGTTCAAAATGCTAGTGGTGACTCTACTCCGTTGGATGTATTTACTAACCCATTTGAGACTTTATTCTTTATTGGTGGTTCAATCAATAGAAAGATATACACATATGATACTGATGTAACTGCTAAGGCAACTGCAACTGTAGGAGTTGGAACTAGAGCAGAAACTATCGTTGATATCACCGTAACAAAACCTGGATCTGGATACACAACTTCTCCACTACCATCTATCGCAATTCAAGGACCGATTCCACATAGAACAGCAAAGGGATATGTGACTATTACCAATGGTTCCGTGGATCAAGTTGTAATTCAAGACCGTGGTTACAACTATAGAACTGCACCAACTGCAACAATACAACCCCCACTAGCAGCAATCACTGCAACTGGAGTCATTAAAACAGAGAATGGAGAAGTCAAAGAGATTACTCTTACAAACGCTGGAAGAGGTTACAATTCCATGCCTGATGTATTCTTCAGTAAACCAGGACCAACATATACTCCACAAGTAGATGAAGTATATGAAAGTAATGGACAAGAATGGAAGTTTGATGGATTCAACTGGAGAAAGAGAATTACATATGGCACAGTCTACTTTGATGACGTAGCAAATGATTTAATTGAAATTAATGGTGCATTATCTTCTAGAGCAGTGACAAATTATGAATATGAAGAAAAATCAGAGAGTGATAAGAGACAAATTTATGTCCTTAAGAAAGAATATCTCTCTATGTTGTTCAATGACCTAGAAGATATCATGCCATATAAAAAAGGATCTGGAGGTTATGTCTCCAGATCCCTTAAGAAGGGTGATAACCCTCGTTTGTACAACTAATACTTACTTAAAGAGTAAGTTAAAGTACGCTGCTACGACCAAAAGAGTCAAACAGATTTGATTGTACTTCATCAACTCTCAGCAAGTCGCTGGAAGTAAGACATAGGATCTTCATCACTATCAGAAGATGCTTGAGGAGTGATGTCAGGTGCGTTGAAGTCAGAACGAGGACCAAGATTGTCCAGTTCTTGCTTCAGGTCTGCAGGAAGTTCAGACTCCTGTTGGCGGTTGCCAAAACTAGGAGAGAAGTTACCACGCATGTTGTCCTCATCTTGGACTTCCTCATCTTGAAGACGAGGAGTTCCCTTACGACCAAGAACATAATCCAGACGGGTCTGGAGTTGCTCATAGGTCTTGAACTGATCAGCAGCAGTCATTGCAGCAAGAGAATGCTGCGTCTTCCAGAGTGCTTCCAGAGCATCATCATCGTCCAGCAGTGCTGAAGGAGAGTCAAACTCAGACTTATCATAGTTCCAATAACCATCAACCTTACGGATCTTCAGTTTGAAGTTCGCGCCTTGCCAGAAGTCAAAGGGGTTGATAGGAGTCTCATCTTCAAACTCAGGTTGCATTGCTGCCATGATCTTATCAAAGATCTTCTTACCAAACTTGAAGAGGAAGACGTTGCCATCATTTGCAGGATTGGCAGGATCCTTTACAACATAGATGTTTGCATAGTAAGACAGTTTACGCTTTTGCTTGCGAACGATCTCCTTATCCTTATCATTACCACTGTTCCACAAGGTACGGTTGTATTCAGACACAGGATCTTTCTGACCAATGGTAGTCAGAGAGTTCTCAATATACCAACCGCCAGGACCTTGGAATCCGTGAGAGTACATCTTCACCCAGGGAAGATCTTCTCCATCAGGAGCGGGGAGGAATCGAATAACGGCATAACCGTTGCCCGTTTTATCCATTTCGGGCTTCCAAAGACGATCATCACCGCCGCTGGAATTACTGTTCATCTTCTCAACTTCTTTGACCAGTTTTTGAGTCAAAGAACCAAGAGAGGACTGTTTCTTAAGATTTGCGAAAGACATTAGATTACCTCGGATTTGTTTGTATTCGGCTTGTGTGTACCCATAGGGCACTTGCGGCGAGTACGGACCTATAATAGTGCAAGTGCCCGTGATTGTCAAACTTCTTTTTCTTCTACCTGCTCCTTCATGTGACCTACCAACTTCTCCATGTTACTGAAGATCATGTTCATATCAGCATTTTCTGGCATACCAAGCATAGCAGCAGACTTGACAATATTTGACTTCATCTTCTGTGCTTCTGGATCATCAGATAATGATAATCTGGCATAAAGGACTTTTTGCTTATCGATCAACTGCGACAGAAGATCAACGTGTGCCAACTTATCTTCCTTATTCATCTGATAAAAACTGAACATGTTTTTATACAGTTTTTCTTGGAGATCGTTAATATGTACAATTTCTGCCCGCACCACATCTGAGTCAAAAAATGTCATAAAACACAGTCCTTTAAAATTTTACGAAATTTGAATATATCGATATTTAGGAACGAATCATACTTCTTAATATTTTTAGATACTTGCTCCCAAATAGGATCTTGCAGTTTTTTGTCAAAATCCTTACTAAACTGAAATATACGATTATAGATAACCAACGTCTCAATACAAATATCACCACTTAGATGTTTTTTGAGGAGGGGTGGGTGACCAGACTTGCAGTCAAAAACATCCTCAACTTCATATTCACTAAACAAGTCAGTAGACTCATTTTTAAAGATATAACTCAATGACTCATTGCGCTTCTTCCACGAATTGTATGTAGATTCTCCTTCACGAATAAGTTGCCCAATCCACATCGCACTAGCATCTGTGGATTCAACAAAATTTGACACAAAAAAGTTAACGACCTCTTGATCGTTCTTTTGACGACTCATCTTCTCAAACCAATAACGATCCTTCCTCTTATAAAAGGACTGTAGAGAGGCACGAGTCTTGCCATTATATCTGTGGTAGTCGTATTTATCTTTCGTGAAGTGATTCTTCAATCCCAGATAAGTTTTATAAACGTCAAAGGGAGTCATTTTAACAAAAAGGGTTTTCACGCAATTTTCCCCGCGATAAATTTTCCGACTTTTTCTGAATTAAAAGATCAATTTTGCCCTGGAGGTTCGCTTAAGGAAGTTCAACTCCATTGCATCATACTTAATCTTCTCCTTCAAAGGTTTGGAGATGAGTTTAGGAACTGACTCTAAGTCAATACCATTACACTCACAGAAGTAAATGATGGCATCAATATAATTCATTTCCTTGTTGTCTCTCACTAAGTATTCAATCTCTTGAGCAAACTTAGTGGGACAAAAAAACTTTTTCTCCAGTACCTTTTCAAATTCGTCTTCATTTTTACTGGGCATAGGTCTCCAGTTTGTAGTTAAGAAATTCTCTAATGTACTCTTGGAGTAACTTAATGTATTTGGTTTTGTCGCGCTCTTCATAAACAACACATTCTCCATTTTCACATGCCATAATAATGACAAGTTTTTTTACTGATATACCAGTGAGTTCATAGAGCATACACCCATACGCCATACATTGAACAAAGTAATGTTCAATCCACTCTACTGGTTTTGGTTTTTTTGAGGTCTTAAAATCAATAATTGCCAACTCGCCGTCGAATTCGGCAATACAGTCTACGGTTCCAGCTACACCGAGAACCTTACTATATAGAGAACTTTCTAGAGCGTGAATTTTATCAATCTTGTTTAACTCTGGTTTAGCAATCTTAAAAAGATAGTCTGATAACGGTTGAACTTTGGGAAGACCCTCGTTCTTTAGGTAACACTCAGTAAGAGTGTGCATGTCTGTACCACGACTAGTCGCTTGTCTAGTAATTCGATCCGCAGTCGCTTCACCAACCTTCTTTCGCCACTTAGCAAAGAAGGCACGGTTCTTATGACTAGTGACAGAAGTGATGGATACTAGTTTCAGTAACTCATCAGCATCTGGCACTTGATAATAACGGACTCCATCAATAGTCTCTCGACTCAATTGTGGAAGATCAGTTTC